GTTTATCCCTTATAGCATTAAATAAACCTTCATTATAGCGACTAAAATCAGCAGTGCCGTGAAAAGTATTACGCATATCAAGCAACATACCTTCAGCATAAATACGAACTATTTCTTCATCGGGTAATCCTTGCTGACGATAAGTAACGGTATCACCAAAATATGACAAAAACTTTTGAATAGATGGCTCGGCGCCTTTTTTAATGCGATATGCGTTCCCAACGAACTCTACACCAACGCTTTGCATAATTTGCCCAACGCCTCTTTTTAAATCTTCAGATGTTTTAAGGGCACGATTTTGAAAAAATACAGTAGCAGGTGCAACCTTAAAGCCATCTACTAATTCTAAAGCGCCGTGTTGACGAGGTACTGCAAAACGAATAAACCAGTTATCAAAATGAGCAATGGTTAAATATAATGGGTCTGTCTTTCTTAACTCATCAATCTCTATTTTTTTATAGTCACCATATTTTAAAGTATCTTTTTTGCCAAGCCTACCTGCCTCGCGCAATCTATCGGAAACTATATTCAAGGCACGAGTTAACTCAGATATATTTATTTGACCCGTTGTAAAGGGTTCATCTAATTTTCCGCTAATAGTTTTAGTAGCAACAGAAGATGCCATTGCGCCTAAAGTATCTGGATGATGAATCATTAACTCTGTCCACCAGGCTTTATCTTCATCGCTCAAGCCTTTAAGGAAAATAGATGCACGCTCAGCAACTTGTTTATTTAATGCAACGTGCGCTATTTCAGAAGGTGCTAAAGCCAAGTCATTAGATAATTTATTAAGGTCGTTTAACTCAGTCACAAGATTATCTAGCAAAGTATTACGTTCTGCTAAAGAAATTTCACTAACAGGAACTTTTGCTCCTACTAATTTTCGGAATTTATCTGTAATTAAAGGCGTAGCATCAGGTGAGCCAGTATAAGCAGTAGTGCTTCGACCAAATTTTCTTCCTGTTCCTTTAGCATAATTTAATATGTCTTTAGCAGGAGCAGAAATTGCATACATAAAACCTTCGTCAATTGCTGAACGAATACCTAAGCGTGGAAAAAGAGTAAAGATAGACCAAAAATCTACAAAATTACGGGCTAAACGATTTTGAGTAGCACCACCTATTGCATAAATAAGGCTTTGTTTGGATTTTACTTGATATGCAACTGCAGCAATTTCTTCATAAGGCAATGGCGCTATCGCACTTGCTAACTGTGATGGTTGAATAGCGCCAGAACGAAGCAATTCTGACTGCCCATTTTGAACACGCACTGTATGTGGGCTAAGTAATTTAGCAATATCATCAGAAATAGCAGTTCTCGAAGTAGTTGTAAAGCCAGCCTTCTCATTTAAAGTTTTTGCTAAAATTTCTTCCATAAATTCATTACCCATAGGATTGCCGTGTAATCCAGAACGCATCATAATAGCGCCATATAGGTTGCGGATAATAACAACCTGTTCATCTTCACTAGATTTTAAAAACTTCTGTGTTGTAAACTCTGCTAAATCTCTGCTTAAAACTTGTCTTGCCATAACACGGAAAGTGTCTGCTGTTTTAATAGCATTATCACCAACCATAATAAATTGTCCGCCTGGATTACGCGCTCCAAGTCTTCCAATGCCTAGTAATATTTTACGAAACCTAGAAACATCTTTATCAATATCTAAAAGTTGATTAATTGCTGGGTTAACAGCCTTATCTATTTCTTCCCCACTTTTAGATAGAACATTAAATACTTCTTCGCCTTTTGCGTTTAACTCATCTGTTGTTTTACGAATAGATAAAGCAGAACCTGTAGTTGCATTAAAGACATCGTCTAATATTTTGTTAAAGCCATAGGTTAAACGGCGTTGATTACGGGCTGTAGCAACACCATTGCGCTTAAAAGAAATACCATCAAGACGTCCTGATAAAAGAAGCATTGTGTTTTCAGCATCAGAAAATACTTCTTGGGCTTTTTCAGCATTAAACATTTTATTGCGAACAAAAAAATCAATTGCTTCATCATTGTTATAACCTGTATAACGGCGACCAATGTATTTGCGAACGACTGCTCTTTGAGCATCATCGGTAGCATCGGCTAAACGCTTTAAGTCTTTACCTAATTGCTCATCCCATAATTTACGAACACCATCATCTTGAAACACACGGGCTATTGCTGCGCCAGAAGAATCCCCAGCGTTCATCATCTTAGTAGCCATATCTGCTAGTTGGCTACCACGAGTAATAGCCTTAGATGTTCCACCAGTAATCCAAGTTAATGGGTCAATAATAATCTGATACATAAAGTCAATAGCACCAGAAACATTTTTAGTTGTGCCATCAATGTAATCGCCAGAAGGTCCACCATTTTTAGGTGGTTTAGTATCAAACATACGAACAAAATCTCTACCAGGAGATACTTGTGCGTATTTAGTTGCATCCATTACTTGCTTAAAACTATCAGGGTCATTAAATGCTTCAGTAACTGCACTAACAATACCTGGGGTTAAACTTCCATAGGCTTCTAGTATTTCGCCTGGGCGTCTACCCTGTAACAATTGTTTAGCAACAAATACTTTTTCTTTACCAAAATTATCTATGGTTTCTGCTAAAGCACCGTTGTCATAAATATCCCTGCCGTCCCAAGCATCAGACCAAACTTTTGCATCAAAAATTTCTTCACCCTGAGCAATTTGACGAGTAACCAAATAAGGTGTATTTAATATACGGTTGTAGCCCCCAGCAACTTTAAATAATGAAATAAGCGGGCTGGCTAATACTTTGCCAGTAAACTTAAGCGCACCAACTGCTCTATCAGAAAAAGTTGGGGGCTCTTTCATATATTCAGAATTACTATAAAAAAACTTAAGAGTTTCTTGAATGTCTGGGTCTAATGAATCATATCTTTTTCGTGCTTCTTCTACTGGCAAACGATTTAGTTCACGATTTTTTTTAATCGCCCAACTCATTTGCTCAATCTGATTACCTTCTCCAGGCGTCAGATTTGCTCTTAAAGCAGCCGAATATAAATTTGGATTTACCTCTGCCACAACTGGTGCGACATAGCGCATTAGGACATACCGCCGTCTAATTTAGAACGCAAAATTAACTCTACTTCTCCAGAGTCATCAAACTGAACTAACTTTTGTAGCGTAGCCATAAGGCTTGGTTTAGTGACAGGCAAATCCATAGAAAATGCTGCAGAACCAATACCAGGACCGCGGTCAATACCAGCAGTACCAGGCTCTTCAAGACGACCAGTAGGTGCATCTAGGTCAACAGGCATCTCCCGAACCATTCCGCCCGTTGGACTTCCTTGCATTTTTGCTCTAGTTTGATTTTCGTAAACTTCTTTACTTGTAGTTGTGCCATCGCGCATACCTGGAATATAACGAGCAGGTTGAGTTGCTCTACCGCTTTGTCCATTACCGCCAGTTGCTGAAACATTAGATGGACTATTCTGTGGTGCTGATGGTCTATAACCGCCTCTTGGCATTAGTCTTCATCCTCTTCATCTAAATATTTCTTTAACTCTTCATCGGTAGGCGCTTTATACGCTACCCAACTTGGGTAAGAAGATTTTTCCATTACAAAACTTAATGCTAACTCGCTTTTAAATCCTGCCTTAAGCAAAGACTTATAGTATTCATTAAGCCAAATGCAATACATTTCTAACTCTGTATATTCTTCATTCTCTACAGTGCGTGGCTTACGGGTTCGTGGTTGTGGTTTTTTCTTACGTTGTGCCATAACTACCTCCGCATTACAGTTCTTGCGCTAGCGCTTCCTTTTCCACTAGCACTTAGACTAGATAATAAACTTTGTAAAGCCCCGCCTTGACCACCTTCAGGAGGAGCGCCTCCTGCTGGCGCTGTGGGAGCAGGGGACGTTTGCTCGACCATAGAAGTAGCCCCAGCAGGAGGTAATTCTTCTGGCTCAAAGATATTTTCTATAGCATCTTCAAGAGCCTGTCCTTTTTGACGGGACTTAATAACTCCAGCAATCTTACGAATAATATCCGTAGGGTCTCCACCTTGAACCGCCATCTGCGGTATAGCAAGTGTGTATTGTTGTAGTGAGGCCATTAACGCACTGCGTAAATCCTCTACTTCAATTTTTTCTTGTTCTTGCGTAACGTTAATACCAAACGGTAATTCACGTTGCGCTAAATCTTTAGAAATAAGTTTGCCACCCAAAGCCTGCAACATAAAAATAAGGCCCTGTGCTGGGTTAAGACCAGCAAGCATTCCATAACGAACATCGGCTGTGTAGTCATTTTTAATATCTTTGCCAGGGGTATACTCAATAGAGTAAGGAGAACCAGCATCTACACCACGAATAGTCTTTTGATAGTTAAAAAACTTTTCATCAATTTCAAAACAAACAGAAATAACATCTTTAAGCGCTGAAGCAAAAATAGCCTGAGCAGACTTTACCTGTGTGTCAAAGCCTCCCATAAGTGCCTGCACACCTTGTCCTGTGATAATGCTGGCATCAATGTTTCCAGTTCTTCCCTCTGGATAACGTGTCCCTAATCTTAATTCTTGCTGTAATAAAGCCTGCTCAGTAAATGCTCCAGGTGGAATATTTAAATCAACACGGCGTACACCAGCAGGGTTAGCGGTGCGGATAACAGCATCGCCACCCATTTCAAGTTCATTGACATCCGATGGTAGAACAATTGGTGCTTGCACGGACTTCTCTGCTGCTTCCATCGCAAGTAATGCGAACCTATTACGAAGCAACTGAATACCGAGCACGTCATCAAATTGACCACGCATCTCACTATCAATAGATGGTCTCCTTGCAACAATAACCATCATCTTACCAAGAGGATTTTTTGCTTGAGAAAGAACTAAGTTATTGCGCTCAGGAACATATAGCAAAGATTGTTGATTATCGTAATAACGAATAACTTCAATCTGCGCTGTCATATCTGCTCGGTACATTTCTTTACCGAGTAAGATATTTGCATACTCAGGGAACTGTGAGGCAACTTCGCCTACAGCCATATAGTAACGCTTTGCAAAGGCAATGCAGCGTCCATAGCGGTCAAACTCTGGGTAAGCGCCCACTGGGTTTTCTATGCGGATACGCGGCAGCCCTGCTTCTTCGTCCAATTCAACTATGAAAGGAACGAAACCAAATGTTATGTATACATCGGCTCCTGTATACATCTGGACTTGTAAGTCCGAGTTAGCAAAATAATTAGCAGCAATCCTAGTGCGGGTGTCAGCGAACCTACGAGCGCGGTCAGAACCCTGATTCGCCGCCGAACAGTTAACTGCTGGTAGTGGCGCCATAACCTCGGAAAGGTCTCTCGCAACAATATCAATAAAATTGGCAACGACATTAGCATCTACACCTTCAGGAAAGAAATCTGGATATACAGTTGCAATCTGTCCTTTACGGACAGCAAGAACATCTTGTTGGCGCGAATCACGCTCTGCAGCACGTTGGCGTAGATTCTCAACGCGTGCTGAGATTTGTTCTATTGACAGCATTTATTTCCTATCCATAAGTTTGTTGCCATTGCTCGGCAATCATTTCATCTAAATTTACACTATAACGTTTTTGTGACTGTGCTCTGGTAGCCCAACGATTATGGGCATACCTTTGTACTACAGAGTTCTGTTGCATAAACTCACGACATCTAAGCACACCAAACCACATAGCCATCACGCAGTCAGTCTTGCCTTTAGTCTCAGGTTTCCAAGTAAGTAGTTGTTGCACTAAAGCCTTAAGTCCTTCAGAACCTTCAGTAGAAGGGAGTTCGATAATATTGTTCTTTTGGTGTTTACCATTGGCGACAGTTCCGAAGAGCGTTGACATAGATGCGACACCAAAGTTTGTGTCCCATTTGTTTTTTCCAGTGAAGTGAGCATTGAGGCGAACGCCATAAGTTGCCAGCCATTGCTGTAAATCTGTATCGA